CAATACACTTAACCCTCTCCAAGGAGTGTTCTGGTGAATAATTTTTATAGGTTGTCCTTTTTCATAAGGTTTAGATTGTTCTATTTTATCTATTCCATTTTTTATGACGATACATCTTTCAGTTGGCAAACCAAACATCATTCTAAACTTCTCATGATTCCAATGACTATTAAATACATACCAATCATATATTTTATGATTAGCTTTATTTTTAAACCATGGGTATAAATGTACAAATCTGTACTTGATCTAATAATTCTTTGTCAACGTATTTTTCTAAATAACTAAATTGTAACTCGGTTCCACCTTTAGGTAGTTGGTTTCTTATTTTCATTCATAACTTTCTGTAAAATATTTAATCCTTTCGGTGACACTACTACTGTAAGATCTTGTGCAATATGCTCTGCAACTGTATCTGTATTAGGGTCAGCTATATCAGCATTTTTCTCTGATTCATCTTTATATACTTTTTTAGTTCTAGTATTTCTTAAAATTATCGTTGTTGTACAATCAATTTTTAATATATTATCCATTCTGTTGTGACCTATCTATTAAAGCATATCCGACTACTACTTCAAGTTTATTAGCAGTCTCTGCTTGGATTTTTATAGCATCTCCTGCTTCTAAATTCAACCCCTGTTCTGTAGCATTTACTGTGCTTGTAGCAGGAATATCTTTTCTAAAAAACTCTATGTCTGTACTAGCAGATGAATCTCTTAAATCACAGTTAGCTAATACAGATCCTGTACTATTATTAGATATGTATACCGATTTTATAATAGCAATAGCTGAAGTAGATATAGTTAAAACAGTTGTCATAGCTGTATCAGTTAATATTTTACTGGCGTTTTTATATTGTATTGTCATGATAAAAAATAATTATACGTGTCTTGTTCTTCTTTTAAGTCATTTTGAAAGGTAAAATTTAATTCATTTTTAATAGTGTCTAGTGATAAAAGAATCTGTCTTAAATTATCAACTTCATATTGTTCTTTTGGTTCCGGTATGTACGCAGTTATCTTAGCCATTATCTTCTACCATCTGGTTTTGCATCTAGTCTTAGTGTACCATAACGCCATGTTTCACCCACAGCATCACATTCTATTTTAAGTGCAACTAACCTTGCTCGTGCACGTGTGTCTACTTTATCGGTCGTAGAGGTAACTGTAAAAGGTCCAAGAGAAGAACTAGCTGCTGTATTATTTGGATAATCATTTAACAATATAGTAATTTTTGAATTACCTTCTAATAATTGAAAGTCAGGTATAAATCTTTTAACAGACATTATATATTCACCATCTCCTTGTAAATTAGCAATGTTGTTTGAATTAGTTATATCAAAATCTCCGGATTGAATAAATGCATCAATAGAAGTAGTACCCGAACTATTGACCTGATCGACTCCTACTTCTTGAGCATAGTAAGTTGATGCTCCGTAAGTATTTGTGATACCTTGTATTGGAAAATTAGGTAAAGCTGTTTTATCATATTCTGTTGCATAAGGAAGTTCAAATACCCCTTGATCTAAGTAACTACTTCTTACAAGAGAACTTGTCGTCCACAAATTTTCAGCGTAATTATAAGTTACACATCTATCTATTTGAGAAGAACCAAATTTAGGATAGAACCAATTGATTTCATTATATAAAGTATTATGCTCTGCATAAACAAGAGGACCTGAAGCATAATTAATTCCGAGATGATCTCCTCCAGTTGTAAATACAAAATCTTCAACGAGACATGGTATAGGTTTTACAGTACCATCAAATTTAAAAAAACCACCCTCAGCGGACATCCAATACACAAAACCGTTAGAATAACTTAATGCATTTTGTCCGATACATCCGCAGTTAGTTCCAACTTGTCTTATAGAGAAAGTAAAAGGAGGACCAACATATTGAATTACATAAGCAGCTAGATCTGTTAAAACTAAAGTGTAGTCTTTACCTGATACAGCAGCCATAATTTTATTACCTTTATCTAACAAGAAAGTACCCGCGGTATTAGTTGCTGTAGGTTGATACGAATTAAAATTTTCTTGATCACTAAATCTTATAAACATAGGATTTTGAGTTGTACCACTTCCAATAGTTGTTTCTGTACCAAAATGAAATACATGTCTATCTCTATCTGATACTTGTGTAAGTCTAGATTTAGTTGGAGCATTGGCCATGACAGCTGCTCTAGTTGCTCTTGGTGTAGTTGCGCCTGCATTCCAAGTAAATGTTTTACCATTATGTATAGTTGCAACTAATATTTGACCAAAATTATCAAGGCTCCAAAGACCTGCATCTAGGATCACATTACTAGTTGCACTAGCAGTTCCCCATGTACTTGATCCCCATGTAGATGTTCCCCAACCTAAACCCGCTGTTTGAAAAGTTGGACCAACAATCTCATAAGGATTAACTGTAGCTGATCCAGTAGCAGTACTGGCTCCTGCTGAGTTTGTAGGCATTGTAATTTGAAAAGTATTGGCTGTTCTGTTTAATACTTCAAAAGTATTATCTGTAAAATCTGCTATTGCATAGCCCGAACTTGTAGGAACTGTCACTGCAGTAAATGTTATATATCTACCATCTAATAATCCATGAGAAGTTTTATTAACGGTTACTGTAGGAGATCCAGCTGTAACGGTAAAAGTACAGCCTGTAATTACATCGTCATCCAAAGGACTAATGTCAAAAAATTCTTCATTATAGTATAAAAATAAACCTTGAGAGGTTCCGATAGCTACATATTTTTCTCCCTCTAAAGAAGTAAAATCATGTTGTGCCCTTGCTACTCCAGGTAAAGTATTATTACTTGTAGTTAATTGTGACCAGCCACCTATTTTTTCTGGCAATCCATATCTAAATCTAACAAAATCTCCATCAACCCACTGCGATTCAGCACCTGAGTCTGTGACTTGTTTATCAAATCCTGGCTTAAAATTAAGTTTTTGTAGCATAGTTCCTCATTATATATGCTTTTTAGCTTTTTGATAGTACTATATTCCAGTCTAATTTATCAAGTAAATCTTCAAATAATATATCTCTAACATTGTATTCTTCTATATATTTATTTATCTCTAATATATCAAAGATAACCCAATCAGTGGCTGTTTCAAATACCATTTTATCTGCAGTAGAATTTGTATTACCTGTTTTTTCTAATTTTTTTTCTTGTACCTTAGACATTCCTCTAACATCAAATTTAAATATTTGATTAGATTTATTTTTTAACCTACCTTCTACATGCCATGAGTGTGGTTTATTTGGATATGTAATATCTTCTAAACACTCGTCAACAAATCTTTTGAGAATTGACATAATATTATAAAGGAGACAGAGGTGTGTGGTGGTGCCCTGTCTCCATCATAATATACTATTTTTTAAACCAAGATGGAAGTCCTAAATGTGGACGTTTATCAAACATATTATCTTTTGCGCCTGGCGTTTTACTATTATTATAGTGAAGAAATACTTGCACGCATTCTTTACCTTTAAACTTATTTCGCCAATGCTCTAGTTCACAGCCAGAATAGACTAACATATCTCCTTGTTTTAAATCTACTCTAATACCTTTTTTACCAGTCTCTCCTGAGGGCTCTAGATATATAGGCCAGTCATCACCAGCAAGATTCATAGTAGTAGATATCTCACAACTAAATCTATCTTTGTGTCTTTTAAGTTCATCCCCTTTTTTATAAATTCTTGCATAAGTATATGCAGGATATAATTTTAATCCTGTTGCTTTTTCCATACCTGGCTGACATTTTAATAATAAAGTTTCCATAGCCATATTAGCGTATTGAGAATAAGTGTTTGGTATCTGTTCATTCTCTCCTTCATAATGTCCTATAATAGTTTCATATGGAGAAAAGTATCTTGATTGTCTACAAGTATCATAAACTTGTTTCTGCATTAAAAAATAATTTGCAATAAAAGCTGCAAGATCTTTTGATACGGCTTGTTTAATAACTGTGTATTTGTTTTTTTTAAATGACATTAATATTTAAATTTATTCTTGTGTTTTCATCAGTCTGATTAACTGAACGATGTTTAAAATTTCCTGCAAAAATTATCATTGTATTTTCTTTTGATTTTATTTTTGGTCCTTTTTTAAATTCTGTATAACCATTATTTGTATTTAATGAAAATAAACATACTGTATGATTTTTATCAAAATCAGTGTGGTAAGCTGTTTTTATATGCTTTGATCTTTTTGTATATAAATTTAACTTAGCTCTAAGCAAATAATTAAAATTCAATTTACCAATTATAGGTATTAAAATTGAATTAAAATAATCATCACTTAAAACTTTATTCTCATCAAATAGCATATGAGTAAACATAAAATTTGTAGAATCGTTTTGATGAGCAGTTGCATCAGAGTAGTACCAAGGAATTTCTAAAAATTTACTTTTTACTTCATTAAATAAATTTTGTTCTAAATAATTTTCAAATACTTTTATTTCCATTTTATTTAAATGTCATATTAATTGAAAATCTGTAAGGTGGAGCAGATTGTGTTGATGGTCTAATTAGATGTGGTATGCTTGCATTAAAGACAACTACTCTGTTTGGTACACATTGCACTGTTGTATATATTGATGTTCTGTTATCATTTAAAAATAAGGTATCTCCACCCCACTCTAAATCCCATTTTAAATTTGCATAATATATCATACTCCATTTAGCGTCATTCCCTGCATCATCGTGTGGTGAATAAACACCATTAGATGTAACTGCATTAACTAAACATCTATTATTCGTATCTATGGTCATATTAAATTTATCTTTAATATTTTTTGGTAATAGTTTTAATATTTCTATATTTTCAATGTCTGTTTTTGAGTAAGACGCACCAAGTAGTTTGGGATGAGGATAATCTTTACATTCGCTATCATTAAAAGATATTGTAAAATACGAGGTAGAAATAAAATTATAAAATTTTTGTGTATGATGTGTTGGAAAAACATTATCATAAATATATATTTCTTTATTATCTTTTTTCATTTTATTTATATGGATATCCCACATTCCACATTACTAATGAATACCTTACTCCACTCGTAACAGGTTTTACTCTGTGCCATACAAAAGATGGAAATACAACTATAGAACCTATGGGCAAAATTTCTTTACACTGTATTTGATGATCTGACTCTACTCTTTTATTAGGATCATAATTTCTAAAATCAAATTCTAATTCACCTCCTTCATATTCAGAACCATCTGTTAATTGACACGTTAATGATAATTTTCTTATTTTACCATTATCTGGATGACCAGGTTGATCGTATGGTTTGTCCCAAGTATCACAATGCCAATCATAAAATTGATTTAATTTATATTTTGTAAATTGACAAGACTCACTTCTGCTCCATTCAAAATTCCAACCAGCATTTTTATTAGCTTGATGAATGTAAGGATGTATAGCTCTATATATCCAAAGATCGTTCATCCAAACAATATTCGAATTTCTTTTCTTTTTTAAATCTTTTATTTGCTCTTCATTTAATTCATCGTCATGGTATCCACCAGTTTTTGCTATCTGTTCTTTTTGATTTATACCGTGTTTTATAATGTCCTCACACAATTTAACAGGTAACGCAGATTTAAAATACCAATAATGATTATTTAAAACCATAACTATGTTGAAATAAAATTTATTTTTTGAATAAAATTTAAATTATCTTTTTGTTTATTAAATATTGTATATGTATTTGTTGATGGAAATATAATAAAATGGTTATTTTTTAACTCTATATCCCAATGTCTATTTTTTATTCTATTATCATCAAAATCTATTCTAAAAAAACAATTTTCAACTTTTGTACCATAGAATAAAGTAAAGTCAGGTGAATGTTTTAAATTATTTAAATCAGCTTCTAAAAATAATTCAGATCTATACTCAGGTTTAAATACATGCCCATATGTATCTTTATTAACAAGAGGTATTTTATATTTTAACTTTACATAATCACGTACATAAGTATTAAGTTTGTCCCAGTTTTTAGAAAATGGAAAATCTTTTTTAGTATATAAAGAGTTATACATATCAATTATTAACTGCTCTGAGTTTATTTCAAAACCTTTAGGCATATCAACTTCACCTGTGATTAAAGCTTGTTCTGATAATATTATTTTTTCTATCATGTTATTTTTTATACCATGCAGCCAATGTATACCTGGTTCCTTTCGTAATAGGTTTTACACCATGCTTAAAATAATTACCATCAAAATATAACATTCTTCCATTTATTGGAGCAAAAAAAGATCCATCTTTAAAATAAGTCTCTCCTCCTTTAAAATTATCATTTAAATATAATATAGAAGATAAGGTAGTTTGATCACTTGCAGTATCAAAATGTAATTTTTGTCCATCAGATACCTTCCATTTTATAATTTGTAGCCAATCAACATAGGAATTATTTATTTTTTTTGAAGATATATTTAATTTATTAATTAAAGGTTCAAAATTTTTATCT